ACTACGCGCAGGTTTGCCCGCAATTCTGGCTCGGCAAAACAGGTAAAAAACTGCGTGGTGATGCAGAGGCGCAACTCGTGGCGCTGTACCTGATCACGAGCCCCCACGCCAACATGATCGGGGTTTTCCATTGCCCGATGATGTACATCGCCCACGAAACGGGCATGTCATTGGAAGGGGCTTCCAAGGGGCTTCGAAGGGTAGTTGAAGAGGGGTTTTGCTCATTCGACGAAGAGCACGAAATAGTGTGGGTGCACGAAATGGCGAAATTCCAGATCGGCGACCAGTTGAGCCCGAAAGACAACCGGGTAAAAAGCACAGAAAGGGAGTTTCAGAAAATCCCTGAATGCGAGATTCGGCAAGGGTTTTACCAGAAATACAAGGACGCTTTCCACCTCCTTTATGATGAAGTCCCTTTGAAGGGGGTTCAAAGCCCCTTCGAAGCCCCTTCGAAGCCAAGAGCAGGAACAGGAGCAGGAACAGAACAAGAAAAAGCAACCGAGCACCCTTCGCCTGTCGTCGAAGGTCTTTTCCCTGATTCTTCAAAAAAGAAGGCAGCAACAACGCTCCGCGCCTTCATTGATTCTTGCCGAACCTCAAGGGAAAAACCGATACCCGAAAACGACCCGGTATTCACCTACGCAGAGAGCGTTGGCATTGCCCGCGAAATGATCGCCGTGGCCTGGGGTGAATTCAAGCGCTACTGGCTCGACGGCGAAGGCAAAGCAAAGCGCAGGACGGATTGGCGCGAGACTTTCCGGAATGCTATCCGGCAGAACCGTGCCGGCCTTTGGTTTCTCCGCGAAGGTGAGCAAGCCAAATGGACCACAGCAGGCGAACAAGCACGGCGGGCAGCAGCATGAGCGCCCCGACCGTTTCACTCGTTGCGCCGCATTCAATCGAGGCTGAACAATCCGTCATCGGTGGCTTGCTGCTCGACAGGCGCGCATGGGATCTCGTTTGCGATGTTCTGACCGATGCCGACTTCTACACCGATGGACATCGCCGGATATGGCGGCACATAGCCCAAACCGGCATGCGTGGCCAGCCGGTCGACGTGGTGACCATCGCGGAGGCTATCGAGGCCGCTGGCGAGAGCTCAGCAACCGGTGGCCTGGCCTACCTTGGCGAACTGGCCAGCAACACCCCCAGCGCGGCCAACATCCGGCGCTATGCCGAGATCGTCCGCGAACGCTCAGTGCTTCGTCGCCTGCAAGCCGCTGGCGTTGAACTGCAGACCTCTTGCGCGAATGCCACGGGGCGCACACCGGAAGAACTTGCCGCCGCTGCCGAGTCGGCCATTCTCGGGGCGCTGGATCGCTCCTCCGGGGATCCGGACAGCCTGTCCGATGTCTTCGGCGACGTGTTGCGTTACATCGATGATCGTGGCGAGGCGGGCGGACTGACAACAGGCTTTCGTGACCTGGACGGCCTGACCGGTGGGCTTGAGCCGGGGCAGTTGATGATTGTCGCGGCCCGGCCATCGGTTGGGAAAACGATTTTCGCCTGCAACGCGGCTGACCATGTTGCAACCTCGGGTGGCGCGGTTCTTTTCCACACGCTTGAGATGAGCAAGCGGGAAGTCGGCATGCGCATTATGTCTGCCCGCTCCGGGGTTTCGGTCAAGGCGATGCGCGCCGGAACCAAGGATGGCGAGCACTGGGGCCAAATGTCCGGCCTGATGCCTTCAGCCAGCCAGCAGCGCATGCTGATTGATGATTCGGCGGCTGTGACCGTGGCCCATGTGCGTGCCAAGGCCCGGCGCATGAAGCGGAAAAGCGGCTTGTCCTTGGTCGTGATCGATTACCTGCAGCTGATGCGTGGCGACGGCGACAACCGGACGCAGGAAATGGGCAGCATCAGCCGCGGCCTCAAGGCGCTGGCCAAGGAACTGCAAGTGCCGATCATCGCCCTGGCCCAGCTTAATCGCGGCGTCGAGGGACGAGCCGACAAGCGCCCGATGCTTTCCGATCTGCGCGACTCAGGCGAGATCGAGCAGGACGCCGACATTGTGGCCATGCTGCACCGCGAGGATCTCTATTCAGACGGCCCGCAATGGGTTGGCGTGGCCGAGCTGATCATCCGGAAGAACCGCAACGGCCCGACCGGCGAAGTCTTGCTGACCTATCAGCCCGAATGCATGCGCTTTGCGAATCACAGCGGCCCGCATCCTCGCCATGGTGTTGTCCGTCAGAGCGGCCGGGGTGGATATACCCGACCGGGGGGCCTCGATTGAACACCAAACGCACCAGGAAACACTGTTCTGCCTCGCGCCAATCGCTTACCCGGTGCCCGGTAAGGGGGTTGGTGCGGCGGGCAGGGAAAAATCGAACAGCGGCGTTTATTTGCAGTTTCACCAATGAGCCGGCGCCACGGGGTGCCGGATGATTCAATCAACGAAGGAGTGTAGCAATGTGGAGAAAATTCAATGTTTGCATGGCTGAAGCGGATAGCGGCGAGGGTAGCGGGACCGGCGGCGGTGGTTTTGCCTACGCTGCAGCCACTTCAATCAGTGCCGGCGAAGCCAGGCCGGCCGCGATCCCGGAGAAATACCAAGTCAAGAAAGAAGATGGCTCGCTCGACATCGAAGCCAGCAGCCTGAAGCTGTCCGAAGCGTACAGCCACCTAGAAAAGCGCATGGGGTCCGGCGATCTGCCGCCACGCTCTGCCGATGAATACCAGCTGAATCTTCCGGACGCATTCCAGGACACAGATTTTTCGGGCGACCAGCTGCTGAGCCAGTTCAAGCAGGACGCCCTGGCCAAGGGATTCACTCAAGAACAATTCGATTTCGTGATGGGCAAGTATTTCGAGATCGCCCCCGGGTTGATGTCCGGCGCCAAGCAGCTTTCCCTGGATGACTGCGTTGCCGACCTGAAAACGGAATGGAAGACCGAGGCGCAATACAACGCCGAGATGCGGCAGGCGCAGAACGCAGCCAGGGCCTATGGCGACAAGGATGCGGAAGGGTTGATGCAGGACTACGGCAGCGATCCCCGCTTTGTCAGGCTGTTGAATCGCGTCGGGGCCGAGTTGAAAGAAGACAGTTCTTTTGGTCCTGACGTTTCATGGGGTGGCGGCCAATCGGTCGAATCCCTGATGACGTCCGAGGCCTACAACAACGCCAAGCATCCGGATCACGCCAAGGTTTCGGCGCAGGTGAGCGCCTATCACAAAGCCAATACCCGCGATCCCCGGGTCTTTTGACACCATCACAGGAGAATAATCATGTCAGGATGGAGCGCTGCAACCTACCTCGCCGCCGCTGCTGTAGCTGTCTCAGCCGGCTCTGCCGTCTATAGCGGACAGCAACAAAAGAAAGCCGCCGATACCCAAGCCCAGATCGCCGAAAACAACGCGGCCTACTCTGCCGACTCTGCCAGAGCCCATGCCGAGAAGGTCCGGAAGGCTGGCCGGGCGCAGCAGGGTGAAGCCAAGGCGGCGCTGGCCGCATCTGGCGTCAAGCTGGCTGAAGGCACCGCGCTTGAAGTCGACAAATCGATCATTCAGAACTCGGAACAGGATGCGCTCTCGGCGATTCTCTCCGGAAATCGCTCCCTGCAATCCGGGGCTGACGAGGCCGGGATGTTCCGCGCTTCCGGCCGGGCGGCGCAAACGAGTTCCGCTCTTACGGCAGTCGGTTCCACGGCGGGGTGGATAGGGAAAAACTACGACCAGACGAAGAAACCCTGACATGTCCAAGAACCCGAGTGAAGCTGAACTGCGTCGCATCTGGGGCCAGGACTTCGATAAGCGAATGGATGACGTCCTAGATGTCTTTGACACCCTGCCCGCCGATGCCCAGCAGCGAATCAATAACGGTGGGGCGGCCGAACTGAAAGCACTGGCGGCGATGAAAGACCCCGCCTATCTCAACCCGAAGCATCCCGACCATGCTGCTGTTTCCAAGCAGGTCAGTGAGCAATTCAATTCTTTGTTTGGCAGCGATCCTGCCGCATCAATTTAAAGGGGACTCACCATGGAACTGAAAGAACTACTGGCATTGAATGAACCGTCCGTCGAACAGTACGGCGAGATGGAAAAGCAATTGCTCAGCATTGCGCGTGCAGCTTCGGCAGAAATCACCCGACTGGACGCCGAAGGCCTGGCCCGCGGCGCTGACCGCTTGCTAGGTCATGATGATGGTGGCGAGGCGCGCGCGGCTGCAAGGGCTACGGCAGAACAACACCGCTCCGACGCTGAGAACGTGCTTGCCGATGTTCGCGGCAAGTCTGCCTCCCTGCAGGCTCGCCTGGAGAAAGAGGCCGACGAGCAGGCTTGGGCAGAGGTGCGCCGGCTTCTTGCGGCACGGTCCCGCGCAATGGAAGAAATCGACGCCCTATGTTCGAAGATCGGCGAACTCTACGAAGCGGTGATCGAGAATGGACAAACCGCCCAGAACGCGGCTCCGGTAAAGATAAATCTCGGGTCTGCTTTCGAACTCCAAGGCCGAATGCCATCACAGATTGGCGTGGCAATTATGTCCAGGGTTCACCTGTCTGTCGGCCGGCCGTTTTCTGTGCAGGCGGTGAATATCGATCAGTTCTGTACGGCCTACGACAATCAGATCCGATTCAATGGCCTGCCCGGCTTCCTGGGCCCGGTCCACAACGCAATTCTTCTCCATAGCCAATGAGCGACGCGGTAAGCGGAGAATTCCTTCCCGCGAACCGTGATTCCACGGGGGGGAAGGTTGATAGCCATCCCCCTAAAATTGACCTGCGCAATGCAGAAGCAATGCGCCGCGAGATGGCCGCGGTGTATCGCGACATGAGGGCCAAGCGGATTGATGTGCATGACGGCACGCGGCTGGTCTACGTGCTCAACGCGCTCCGGCAGGCCTATGAAACCGACGTATTGCAGAAGCGACTTGAAAAGCTGGAGAGTTTTTATGGCACGCAACATCAAAAAGCGCCTTGAGGCCCTAGAGGGGGGGCGCAGCAAAGCAGACCAAGACGAAGATGAAGATGGGCTGAGAAGCGAGATAGCCGAGGCCGAGCGCCAGGCTTGCCTCATTGCTGCCTGGCATCAACATCATAAACTCAGTGTGCCGATTGGTAGCGTGCTGCCTGACATGCTGCGATATGTCGATGAAAGCGAGGCCAGGCGCTTGCTGGCGATGGACTACAACTCAGTCTATCGGGCTATCGGCATGCCCAACCACACGGCAGTCGCGAATGCGGTACCTCAAGCGAAGCTCGAGGAAAGGGCAATGCCACAGGTCCAAGTGCCGGGGTGGCATCGTGGTCGATAGCAAGGCGCCCGGGGATAAGCTGCTGGTCGATTGGTTCCGGGTGATTGTTGACCTTGACCGCGAAGGCTACGGCGCGACCGTCGTAGCGCTGTCCATCGAAGTCCCGAAGACCACGCTGCTGGGCTGGAAGCAAGGG